GCTGCTGCTAAAGAAGGTATGGATCGTGTACTAAAAGCTTTTCCAGGTAAATATAAAGAAGATTCTTTTGAATTATTTAAAACTATTCATGCAATGTGTTTATCAAGAACAAGAGATTCAGCATTAGAAATTATAGATGAACGAAAACATTTAGCTTCTTTTAGTTATTTAGAAAGAGGAGAAGAAGTTAATTTGCAACTAGGACAAGCAGAAGATGGTAAATTAGAGATAAAAAACTACCCTATTGAGCTTTATGAAAGAGCTAGAAACTGCAAAATTAGTTTAAAGGAAGCTTATGATAATGATAACTCTATTAAGAAAACAAAACATTGGGGAGATTTAGTAGATATTGTAAGTAACTGGGTTAAGTTTAAAGAACACTTGTTTATGGATTATACAGACATGATAGAAAACTTTTTACTTAATGACTATTCGTTTAAGCTAGATTATTTTATTGTAGATGAAGCTCAAGATTTAACTCCTTTACAATGGGATTTTGTATATTTAATGGCTAACAAAGCTGAAAAGGTTTTTATTGCTGGTGATGATGATCAAGCTATTCATGAATGGAATGGTGCTTCTGTAGAAGAGTTTTTAAAATTTCCTGGGAAAACAAAAGTGTTACGTAAATCTAGACGTATGCCAAAAGAAGTTCAGAAATTTTCTCAAAACATAACTAAGTTAATTAAAATAAGACAGCCAAAAGAATTTACTTCTACGGCATCTAAGGGGTATGTAAATACTAATAACTTTAGATTAAGTCATATTAATTTTAATCAATATTTAGAAGATTCTTGGATGGTATTAGTTAGAACTAAAACAGAATTAATGGAGGTTAGAGCAGAAGCTAGAGACATGGGATTGTTTTTTAAAAACTCTGCTGGTTTTACTTCTGTAAACGCTACTCATTGGCAGGCCATCAAAATATGGGAACGTTTAATGAAAGACGAAAGCATTACTTTACAAGAAGTGGGATTAGTGTATGCATATATTAAAAACATTCAACATGGATGGAGAAGAACGGATAATAAAAAATGGGCTAAAATACCTAAACAAACATTTAATTATATGTATTTAAAGGCGAAATGTGGATTAGCAGAGGAGAAGGGATCATGGACAACGGCTCTAGATATTGACGTAGCAAACAAGACTTACATAGAAAGATTAACAGAAAAACATATAAATCCTGAAGATACACCAAAAATAACCATAGATAAAATACATCAGGTAAAAGGAAAAGAAGCGGATCACGTAGTGATATATGAGAAATGTCCTCAAATTTGTACACTACAGGATAAAACAAGTAGAGAACGAGATGCTGAACTTAGAGTTTGGTATGTGGCAGTTACGAGAGCAAAAAAAGGAGTTGAGATAATTCAACTTAATAAACCTCATGGTCATTACATGCCACTAACGGCTATGGGATATGGAAGGTATAGAGTATAACATGACAGCAAAAGATCAATTTGATAAAGCATTTCCACAAGATAGGCAGGTAGGCGGGAGTCATTATAAAGATTTTCCTATTCAGCCTTATGAATTTATATCTAAAAATAATCTTTCGTTCTTTCAGGGGAACGTTGTAAAGTACGTTTGTAGATACTTAAATAAAAATGGAATACAGGATTTAGAAAAAATAATTCACTATTGCGAATTAGAGATAAAAGAGTTAAAAGATAGGGAATTAACATGTCCTACCAAATAAATATTACTATGAAAAATACTGAATGGGTTGCACCGCAAGAGTTTCCTGATTTATCAGAGGAAAAAGAAATAGCAATAGATTTAGAAACAAGAGACGAAAACATGAAAAAGCTTGGTACGGGCTGGGCTAGAAAAGATGGAGAAATAGTAGGAATTGCTGTTGCTGCAGGTTCTTTTAAAGGATATTACCCAATTAACCATCAAGGAGGTGGTAATTTACCTAGATCAAAAGTAATTAACTGGTTTCAAGAAGTATTAAAAACAGATGCAGATAAGATATTTCATAACGCTCAATACGATTTAGGTTGGATTAGAGCTCAAGGTTGGGAAGTTAGAGGTAGAGTTATCGATACCATGATTGCTGCTGCATTGATTGATGAAAATAGATATAGTTATTCTTTAAACTCTTTAGGATTTGACTACTTGGGGGAAGTAAAAGCAGAAGATGAATTAAGAGAAGAGGCTGCTACACGAGGATTAGATGCTAAAGCTGACATATGGAAAATGCCATCAATGGCAGTTGGATTTTATGCAGAACAAGATGCAGCATTAACTTTAAAGCTTTGGAATTATTTTAAACCTACTTTAGTAAAAGAAAATTTATTAAAAGTTTGGCAACTTGAAATGGAACTTCTTCCTATTTTAATAAGAATGAGAGAGACGGGTATTCGAGTAGATTTATCTAAAGCTGAAGATTTAAAGAAAACTTTAATAGATAAAGAGAATAAATTACTTAATAAAATCAAGGATTTAACTAATATTGATGTAGAAATATGGGCTGCTAGAAGTGTAGCTAAAGCTTTTGATCAACAAGGAATTAAATATGAAAGAACTGCAAAGTCCCAAGATCCTTCTTTTACCACTAATTGGCTAGAGAACTGTAATCATGATTTAGCAAAGTGGATTAAAGATGCTAGAGAAATTAATAAATTACATTCTACTTTTATAGATAGTATTTTAAGATACGAACATAACGGACGTATTCATGCAGAAATTAATCAGTTAAGGGGGGATAATGGCGGAACTGTTTCTGGTAGATTGTCTATGTCTAATCCTAACTTACAACAAGTCCCAGCAAGGAATAAAGAATATGGTAAACTTATTAGAGGGTTGTTCTTACCAGAAGAAGGATGCAAGTGGGGGTCTTTTGACTACTCACAACAAGAACCAAGGCTTGTAGTTCACTATGCAGCGACCACAGATAAAGCATTAGGAGGTCTTACAGGTTCAGAGACTTTAATAAAAGCATACAATGATGATGACGCAGACTTTCATCAAACAGTAGCACAGATGGCTGGAATACCTAGGTCTCAAGCTAAAACAATTAATTTAGGTATATTCTATGGAATGGGCTCTAATAAATTATCTAAACAATTAGGAATTACTTTTGAAGAAGCTAAAGCCTTATTAAAAGAGTATGATATGAAAGTACCTTTTGTAAGAGAATTAGCTAACAGAGTAATGCAACAAGCAGAAAAAACTGGATCTATTAAAACAATAATGGGTAGAAGATGTAGGTTTGATAAGTGGGAGCCACGAGCTTATGGATTACATAAAGCAATGACAGAGAAAGAATATGTTGCAGAATATGGTAGTTTAAATTCTGCTAAAAGAGCAATGACTTATAAAGCTTTGAATAGGTTAATTCAAGGATCTGCTGCAGACCAAGTGAAAGCAGCGATGGTTAAATGTGATAGATTAGGTTACACCCCTATGTTACAAATACATGATGAGCTTTGTTTTAATGTAGAGACAGAAGAAGATGAGGCGGAAATAAAAAAATTCATGGAACAAAATAATGATATTGATATTATGGTGCCGTCCAAGGTAGATGTAGCCATAGGAGATAATTGGGGAGAAGCGACCTAATGTTACCAATGAATAAAATATTGTGGCCGAAGTACATGTTGATTGCAAAAAGAATTGTAACTGTACCTACCGCAAAAATAGAAAATGTTTATGGAACTCATAATGATTTTTATCAAATGATAAAACAGGACATAAAAGAAAAGGGAATGTTAAATCCACCAGTTATGGAGAAAAACGAACAAGGGAACTGGATATGTAGAAATGGTAATCACAGAGTTAAATATGCAAAGAAAAATGATTACGATGGTATTATTTGTTATGAAGCAAAAAATGATGATGAAGTTAAGTTTTTATCTAGATTAAATATTTTAGTATGGGAAATTGATAAAAAAGGCGAACAACCCCGAGACTTCGGCTTTATTTTTGAAGACCGAAAGTTAAAAGCACTTATAGAAAAGTGCCGTACTTTATTAGAACCTTAACTAACTAGCGAATAAATGATTTTCGTAGTTGTGTGGATTGTAATCAGCAGATTTTAAAGTCATTTCTTTCATTACATCTCTATGTTGATGTGCAAGAACAGACATTTCTGTTGTTACCATTCCAGACTCAAGGAACATTTTGTTCCATCTAGTCTCAAGGTCTATTTTTTTAGCCAACAACTCCGTTAGGTTTAGTGGCATCATTAACCTCCTCATAGGTTAATAAGTTGTGAGTATAAAATCCTTCATACACAGGTTTTACCTCACCCCTTGTTATGGCTTTTGCAAAGTTATCCTGGGCTTCTTCATCAGTATTAGCATTTACAAATCCGCTAAGATAAAAGCCTTTATATCTAGCTTGTAAACGATATAACTTCATAAGATATTATAGTCAATTTTTTATGATTTTGCAATATTATTGTCAATAGCATAGTTTTTCTTATTGTCAACCGAAACACTTCCTGTTTTAGGAACACAATATACAGATAAACTTATAATAGGTATGTTTTGTTTAATTAAATCTTGTTCAATAATATAGCCTAATTCAGCTCCTTTTGCATTACATTCTTCTTCTGAGTAAGCTTCTAAACTGCCTTCCCAAGCATTTAAACAATTGATTCCCGTAATAGTAGAAGGATCACTGAAACATAAGGTTACGAATAAAATAAAACTTTTCATAAATAAAATTATACCACTTGACATTTGCAATAGATACTTTATATCTA